GCCGACATATGCAGACGGTCCAATCGCAAAAAGACGAAGAAATTGAGCGCCTAAAATCGCAATTGGACACTGCAACTCGTCAGCAAATCCGCTTCCCTAAGACAGATCAAGAGATCGAAGAGTGGAGCCGCCGTTATCCAGAGGTATCCAAGATTATTGATACCATCGCACGGAAACGCGCCAACGAGGCTTTAGAGATTGGCGAAAAGAAAATTCGCAGTCTCGAAAAGATGGAAAGTGATATCAAGCGTGAGCGCGCCGAGAACGAACTTCGTTCTATGCACCCCGATTTTGATCGTATTCGAGCGTCTAAAGAATTCCATGATTGGGTTGCTTTGCAGCCTCAGTGGGTTCAGGACGCCCTATACAAAAACAGCACTGACGCCCGTGCAGCGGCCCGTGCCATTGACCTTTATAAGCAGGACAAGGGCATTCGAAAGGTCGCCGCAAATCCAAACGCGGCAGCGCAGGCTGTTGGACGCACTTCTGGCCCAGCCCCTGCGGGAGCGGGTCGAGCAAGGTTCTCAGAAAGCATGGTGGCAAAAATGTCTGATGCTGAATATGAGAAGAACGAGGAAGCAATCATGCAAGCCATGCGGTCAGGCCAATTCAGTTACGACCTGTCTGGGGGCGCACGATAATTCCTCTTGTAGAATCCACTAATTGCGTGTTATAATTAGACCAGAAACCAATTTTGGTTTTTGCAGAATTAGTGGGTTCTTTCTGGCTTTGTCCAGAATGGGACGTTGAGGCCGCTAATCTAGCCTACCCTCACCTATACCCCCCTAAACAGAAGATTAGACAATAAGTCACCAGAGCCGAGAGGCCCGTATATGCGTCTGTATATACGCACCCTTGATGGCTACTGCCCTTATAGGTCGCCTTCTGGTTGAGCATCGCTGCAATCACGCAGCCAAATGTAAATCGCCATTGAAGGAGAACTTATCATGGCATTCCCCAAAGCAACGGGCTACACCAACCTGCCCAACGGCGCGTTTAGCGCAACTATCTACTCCAAAAAGGTGCAACTTGCACTGCGTAAGGAGTCGGTAATCGAAGCGATCACCAACACCGACTACATGGGCGAAATTTCGAACATGGGTGACTCGGTTCGCATCATCAAAGAACCGTCTGTGGAAGTCGTGGACTACAAGCGTGGCACCACCATGTCCTCGCAAGACCTGTCCGACTCGGACTTCTCGCTGATCATTGACCAAGCGAACGCTTTCCAGTTCCAAGTTGATGATATCGAAAGCAAGCACAGCCACGTCAACTTCATCGATCTGGCAACCGACAACGCTGCATACCGCCTGAAGGATGCGTTCGACAAGAACATCCTTGGCTACCTTGCAGGTTACGATTGGACGGGTTCGGCATGGGCCGCGCGCACCGCTTCGGCAGGCGACAAAGCCGATGCAGCCGCTGGTGCTGATGAACTTCTGGCAGCAAACAAACTGGACGCAACCGCGTTCGGTGGCACCGCTGGCAACTCCATTCCGCTTGCAGCGGGTGGTGGCACTGGCGCGATCACTTCGCCGCTGGCCGTTCTTAACCGTCTTGCTCGTAAGATGGACGAAGCAAACGTTCCGACCGAAGACCGTTGGTTCGTGGCTGACCCCGTGTTCTACGAACTCCTGATGGATGAAAACTCCAAACTGATCAACAACGACTACGCTGGTGGTCAGGACGCAGGCGACATTCTTCGCAATGGTCGCGTGGTCACTGGTAAAATCCGTGGCTTCAAAGTCTACAAGTCGCTTAACCTGCCCTACAAAGGCACTGGCGCTGGTGCAACCGCTTCGGCTGGTTCGACCACGAACTTCGGTGTCATTGTTGCAGGCCATCAGTCGGCAGTCGCTTCCGCACAGCAAATCTCGAAGACGGAATCGTTCCGTTCGCCCGAGACTTTCGCTGACGTGGTTCGCGGTCTGAACCTCTTCGGTCGCAAAATTCTGCGCCCCGAAGCCCTGATGGTTGCGAAATACAACGTAGCCTAATGGAACTTGGTGGGGCTGGTCTTTCTGGCCCCACCGCTAATTTGATTGGGTGGATAGATGCCTGCGACATATATAGACTTGTGCAATCAAGTATTGCGTCGATTGAACGAAGTTGAACTTCGCGCGGCAGACTTCGAAACCGCCCGTGGTGTGCAGGCTCTTGTAAAAGACGCCGTGCAGGCTGCTATTGCGTCAATTGGTCAATCTGAATTTGAATGGCCCTTTAACGCAGCGCAACACGTCGATACCCTTGAGATTGGTCGGACAGATTATAACTGGCCCGAATTCTTCAAGGTAGTCGATTACAACTCCTTCCAAGTGATCGAAAACACTGGGCAAGGTAAAAACATTTACACGCACTTGAAGTATATCGACCGCGATGATTACTTCAAATTATAC